TCCGCCTTTCAGTTTTTAGCTGTCAAACAAGGCCATCAAGTTCTTGACGCCTTCTTGCAGCTTAGCGGTCAATTCTGAGGGCTGCTTGTGCTGGCACAAGTAATCCAAAGAACTAAGGATAATTTTCGGCTCTTCTTTCATCTTGCCAATTGCTTGGTTGCAAGCCTCGCAAAGAAGTCCGCGAACCTTACCCGTTTCGTGATCGTGGTCCACCGCGAGAGCCTTGGGCTCACCATTGCGAGTACCGCCATCAGTCCCCTTGCAAATGGCGCATTTGCCATTTTGCGCTAGCAACATTTGGCTGTAATCAAACAACGTGATGCCAAAGCGACGTTGCAAATCACTATCTTTGTAGTCGGTTTTGAAAGCCTTGCGGTGGAGGCGATAATATTCAGGGTTTGAGCTATCCAGTTTATTATCGTCACTTTTGGTGGCGATAGAGCGGCTCAGTGAAAGGTTGTCCGCCTTCAGATTAAGGGGATTGCCGTCATTGAACTTAACCCTACCATTCGGCCACTCACCGTTGAGCAAAACCCAAGCAATGCGCGCCGAAGGGATATTCTGGTTTCCGATGCGAATATAACCATACGAAACCAAGTTTCCGTTTTTGTCTTTGCGTGTCGCTTTGTTGCAGCCCGCAACTTCACCCGCATAAACATTTTTGGCCGGAGACTTAATCCAGTAGATTACGCCCGTATCAGGCTCATACACCAAATACTCCTTCACCAATTCGACCGATACATCATCAACACTTGGCATTTCGTCCTCCATAGGTTGCCGAGCGTGTAGATACACCCTCAATAACCTTCTGTCAAACGATAACCTCCTAGATTGCCAACTCAGTATCTTTCGAAATTATCCGTCAAAAACCTACCCTACGCAAGGTTGCCACCTACCCGCTGGGGCGGGCGGCAACCTCTTGATTTTATTAGTGCGTTGGGAAGCTGCCAAAGATTGAGCGCCAGTTATAATACCCAAACGAATAGCGCTCGTATCCTTTGACAAGAAGGTTATCTGTGGTGAAGTCGACCTGCATGTCCATTTCATACGGCACGCGCTCCATGTACACCAAGCCTTTGATGTTGGTGAGCAGGAACCAAGCGTAGTTCGACGTCAGGAAGTCCATGACCATATAACCTTCCGGCAGACCGCCAGCGGTTGTATGGATCGCGTTGACGTCGTTGTCTGCTGTGCCCGGACGCAGTTCGGTCTTTGTAAGACGGATCGCAACCGGCTCCAGAGCCGGGGGAACGATCAGCTTACGACCGCGCGCGAACATCTTCAGACCAGCGATGTCTTTGAAGTTCTGTCGGATCGAGACCATTGCGTTGAGCAGCGACGACTCGTTCAGGTCAACCTGAACAATCGGCGTGTTCGGAATCACGCCGCCGTCAATCGGGTGATTGAGCGAGCAGAGCGGCTGTCCGTCACCACCAACCGCAGAATTGTAGGTCTGGGCAGTGTTAAGCAGGTTCGCGCCGTAGATTTCCTTTGTCTGACCGAAGGATTCGATCAGGCCGAGGTTTGTCGGTGTGAACTGTGTCTTGTAGAGGTTGTCGTCGATGGCCTTACGAGTGATCGCGTATCCGAGACCGATCTCGTAGTGCTCCTGATTATAGACGTAGCGCTCGCTGGCGTTATTGTCGAACGACGTCGCGCCACCTTCGGTCTTGATCGCGGCAAGACCGAGATAACGCATTTCAGCGGTGCGCTCCAGCGCCATGTTCGACTTTGCACGTTCGAACACTTTATCCCACTGCGATGGTATCATCGGGTACTTGCCTTCTACACCACGTAGACCGGGGAGCAGCAAGTCCCTAATTGCACTAAGATTAACAGCCATAATTAGCCTACCTTCTGCTTATCAGCAGGAATGTTTTCCTCTGATTGTGTATCCACAACGAGAAGATGTTTCCAAGATTTGCCGGTCTTGATGAGCGCAATGGTTGACTTATCGACATTGTATGCTTCAGCGAGTTGGGCATACGAAAGTTTGGATGCCCTAATCTCTAAAACCTTTTCAGCGGTCAGTTTGGCGGTGCCAATCATTTCGCCGTTAATGTCTTTTCGTCTTCCGCGCGCCTCGCGGTCGGCAACGTTTTGAGCTTGAGTTCCGAGGATGAGATGGTCTGGATTAATGCAGAGCGGGTTATCGCACGTGTGTCGGACAACAAGCCCTTTCGGAATGACGCCGTTGTAAGCCTCATAGGACACCTGATGCGCCCCACGCTTCTTACTTTTTAGCGCCGGCATAGAAATGCCACCCGACTCAAACTGGCCATATCCATTCTTAGTCGTGCTCGTCCATTCCCAGCAGCCATTCTCCGCTAGGCGGGAACGGTGCATCAGGACTGTCTTGAGCAGTTCCAGATGGGTTATGACACGAAATTCAGCCATGATTACCCTTGGACTCCTATTAGGCGATGCCGGTCACAGCAGAGTTGCTGCGCAGCCACTGGTTGTTGAAGCCAACCACGACGTAGTTGAACTGCGACGTCGCGTCGGTGCCATTCGAGCCCGGCGGGTCCAGAACCATGTCTGTGATGATGAAGGGGAATGTCGCTGTCGTCGCAAGCGTATCGACGAACATGCCAGACTGACCGGAGAGCGTGTTGCCCACGCCAACGTTCAGATTGCAATACTGACCGACCGGCGAGTCCGTAAAGGTCGCAGGTGTGCCAGTAATCTGGAAGCCGGCGCCCGAGGTCTGGACCATGAAGCGGGCTGTCGGGTCGTCATAGACATACGCAGTGACGTCACCAGTTGCATCCGCGCCCGGCCAATAAGACGACCAAACAATGCGCTTCTGCGAAGTAGACAGATACTGACAACCCCAGAAAATGCCCGCAAGCGGAGCAGTCAGGGTAGACGTATTTGTCGCCTGCGTGATGTAGCCGCTCGCCGGAAGAACCGGGGTAACAGCATCACCTTTGAAGATGGGGGTAGCGTTCGCCGCGCTGATGCGGCGGGTAGACAGTTTCCAGTTAATCGCCGCGCCAAGCGACGTATTAACGGGAGCGAAGCCAGTCGGCGCGAAATTGTTAGCCACGGCTTTCTCCTTTCATAGATGGAGAATGTCGTTGACTGCAACAGCGCGTGGCAGAAACGGACGGGTTTTGTTTAGGAGCAATCCAGCGTGGATTACTAAGAATTTTCGGGCGAACCCGACATTTGGTGAAATCACCAAACTTAAATGCGGAACAAGAAACTTAGCTTCTCAGCGCGAGTTGCTTATTTTCCAAGTTACGCAAATGCGAAATGCACAAACGCCCAGATCGGGCAATTATAGCTTCCGGGGATTATCCACCAGAAGCTATAATTGTGTCAAGTGCTTATTCGTTAGGAACGTCAATCGGCGCTCTGGTCTTGCTGAAGCGATTTACCTGACGCTGACCAAGATCACCGCCACGGCCTTCACGCATCTGCATTTCCTTTGTCAGAACGGCTTCACGCGCGGCGCGAGCTTCTTCAGCACGGGCTTCCTGAGTGAAAAGTAGAGGCCTTTCCATCAAAACAAGGCCGCCAACTTCAATCGTGTCGCCCTTCCAACCGCGCGGCATGAGTTCCGGGTGCCGACTGAGCGGAACAGGCTCCCAACCATTCAGTTCATTCTGTCGAATCCGGTCAATATCGTCCTGATTCATCACGGATTTGAGTTTCCACTGGTAATCCCAGCCATCCGGCGGCGGGGGAGCCCAATATTTGTCTCTTTCGCCGGTCTGGAGGTCAGGATTTCCGCGTAATTGACGGATTCGGGCTTCTGCACGAGCCTTAGAGTCCATTGTTGCTTCTTTCGGACCCTCAGAAGAGGCCGCAGCGGCGCTTTTTAACTCGCGAGTCCGAGTTTCAAGGATAGATTCGGTGGACATTTGCTACAATTCCTTATGCCGAGAGTTTGCTCACGGTGATTTTTCGATATTCAAGAAATGACAAGTCATGCACTCATTTTTCCTTCCCGAATCAATTTTTGTTTATTGCGCGCATATGCCTCAATCGCTTTGTCACGGGGCAAATCAGGCTCCGCAAGCTGCGCAAATTCGACTTCTGACGCCGTCAACGTCATCGTATTGGCCGATGCAGGTCCGCGAGTCGGGTTGACGCTTGTTGAAGACGAGCTAACAGGAGCAGAGGCCAGCGATTTCTTCGAATATTCGCGCTGACGGGGCGCTTCATGCTCCGGCTGTGCATATGTTTCACGAGAAACATCGCCGCTGTATCCCATTCGACCG